CAACTCTAAATTTGTATTAGTACTTGTTCCCCACGTTCCTGCCTCATCGCCAGTAGCGATTTCTTTTAATCGTAGGTCATTAACATATGTCGCCATTTACGCTACCTCTTTCCAATCTGGGTTTTGTGTGTCACTAACCCCTGACCAAGAGGGGCTTTGGCTATCAGAAATCGTACTCCAATCTGGATCTTGTGTATCATCTACCTCTCCCCAGACCAAGATCTGTGAGGTTTCTCCGGTTCCGCTAGTCCCCGTAAGTACAACTGATGCCGTACCTGTCGGCGTAAGCGAACCCAATCCACCCGTTGCAGCATCGAGAGTGACTCCGATATTGTTGTCACAAATGATGCCCAGCGATCCGAGTGCTGTAGTTCCTGCCACTGTCGTTGGATAAACGTTCGCATCGCCAGTAACGGTTTCATCACCCAACCCGACCGTAGAGGCCGTGCCGCTAACTCCAGTGATCGCGAATCCTGCTGCAAGGATCGTGCCGAGCGCAGACGTTCCTGCCAGACCCGTAACCGATAAATTAGACGCCCCTGAGATAGAGACTGAACTAACGGCACTAGAACTGGCAAGACCCGTAACCGAAACATTGGCAACACCCGTTGCAACCACGGAGCCAACCGCTCCTGTACCGGCAACACCCGTTTCAGAGACATTGGCATCAGCTGTGACAGATAAGGAGCCAAGCGCGGATGTTCCCGCCAACCCTGTAAGCGCAATCGGATCTTCTTCGCTCCAAGCGCCAGATCCCCACGTACCACGGCCCCAACCTGTGACATTTGCCATCGACTAGGCAATTCGTATCACTGCGTTACTGGCATCAGCAGTAGGGAAGGTAATAGTAAAACTACCCGCTGTGCTGGTCTTATCTCCACCGAAATCAAATACGGCTACGGCTGGATCACCAGAAGCTGAGTCATTAAAAATCATACATCCACGTGCTGTGATGGTTGCTGTCCCAAAAGTTAAATCAGAGAAATCAGTAAACGCTGTGGTCCCAGAAGTGGTTGGATTCACCCGCGTTAAAGATGCCCCCTTTGCAGTGTAGTTCGTACCCGACGCTTCCTGAGAAGTGGTGTATGCCGTTGTTGCAGCACTCATCGTTGCAGAACTGGTGTACAGAGCCAAATTAAAGGTGTTGCCACCTGTCGCCAAAAAATTGTGTTTAGCTTCTAAAAGTTCTTTTTTGAAGCTGGTGCACATTGCCTGTGTGATTGCCATTAAAGTCTCCTAATAATTTCGGCCATGTCACGGTGGCCTTGCTTCTCAAGTAAATTACAAATTGTACAAATATGGCCTTCTACAGCCTTTTGCATATAATCGGTTAATAATACTTCTAAATAATCTTTAAACGCATGCGCCTGCTGACGAATTGGCTCCGGTGCGTCGTCGCTAATACTGACAATACGATCTGTAGCCATTTTTGCAAACTCTTGCGGTGTATGGCCTCGGTATTGGGTAGTCTGTACGCCAAGGTCTCCAATCGATGTGTCCAAATCAACTTGAAACATTAATAACTCGCTGGTTCAACAGGACGGGTGATTTCAACTCCATCCTCACGTCCATAAATAGAAACAACTACTTCCTCTTCTTTTTCAATATTAGAGAAAGCCGTCACCTTTAATTCTCCATCTTCCGCATACACCACTGGAGGATTACTCAACCGATGATATCCATACAACTTATCTTTTTCTGTTACATTAGTATCTAACAACGGTGATCTCGGGGCTATTGCTACTTCCATTCCAGCAGACATACATCGCGCTAACCAAAACTCACAACACGCTCGCCCCAGTTCGGCATAATGCATATTGGTTGTATAGGTAAAGTCCACCCCAAATACACTTAAGCGACCCACCTTTTTCCACAACGCAAATGCAATTGCATAAGACACGGTGTTATTAAAATAACCGCACCCCAAGTCTTGAACGACCTTGTCTAAGGGGTACGGTTCTATAGCGGGAACCCGTTCATCTAACTCGCAGGAATAAACGGGACAGTTAAGCTGTGGCAAGATCCTTCGCATAACCTGGGTCTGTCCACCCGCATCCTCACTATCAAAAAATCGCGAAGCAGGGTCCATCATAAACACCCGATCCGGCTGCACTACCGCGCACATGGCATTGATGGCCCACACCTCGTCATACTCTTGGCTATGCGTCAAAGAGAGATGATAATCCAACTGACTATGACCTAGACCTAACAGAGCTACGTGTTTATTTTCTAAATCAGTCATTTATTGCTTATCTAGGAGTAGGTGCATTAGGCGGGGTCTCCGTGGTGGTTGGACGACTACGCAAGTCGTAACGGTATTCATCACTTAATGCTTCACTCAACTGTTTTAACGTAGCCATTGATTCTTGAAACCGCATTTCGAAAAGTTGTAACTCTTGAGAACACTCCTCCCTCAATTAAAGACCCATACAGCATTGCATTCATCGCATTTGTTGAAAGCCAAGTAGTGCTATCAGTAGCTCCCGTAGTAAGGGACGTTGGACGGTATTTGTAATGAAGTTCAAACGTATAATTAGCATCCGGTGTAGGAGCAAGAATAAACGAATCATCATCAAACACCCCGTAGTATTGAGGCGTACCAGTAGTCGCTGCCGCTGGGGTATAGTCTCGAATAAAGGTTACATGCTTAAACCACAAATACGAATAATTATTACTCGAAATTACCGCCAAACTATGTGGGGCTAAAAAGTCTGAAGGAGCACCTAAATAAGGAGTTCCAGAAGTAGCCGTTCCCGTTACGTTCTTTCGAAACACCGGAAGATCAAGACCTTTTAAAATCCGTTCTTCAGTAGATTTAATAAATGTGGACAAATTACTTGTGAAGGTACTCTCTGTACTATCCAAATATTGTTTAATTGCAGTTTCCAAGGTAGCCTGTGTAAAGCTCATAAATTACGCACCTGTGGTTATCGTTAGTTCTCCTACTGCGCCTTTTCCTACTAACCCATTAAACGCATGGCCAATCATAGAAGGTGGGTCATTAGCAGTTGAAGTCATAGGCCCTGGAACTTCAGTTGTTACAACCCCTAATTGTGATTGAGGTAACGAAACTTCCGGTCGAGGTTGATACAAGGATTCTGCATCTGGACCAAAATTTGGAGGATCTAATTGAGGGTTTTTTACCTCATAGCATTCAGGACAAACCTTAAAGCCTGTCCATTCCATCTGCATCTGCAAATACCGACACCGGAAACCACATCGGTCACAAATCCCCCAAGCGTGTTTTCCTTGTGCATAAGCCATTAGAAATAAGTTGGCCTTGGTACTAAATGCACAGAAGAACGATCTTCATCATATCGCAAAGCATTTTGTAAAGAGGTTTCATATAATGGTTGTAAAATTTGTAATTTGCCAGGATTTTTCTTTATCGCTAACGAAGTAGCTAATCCCAACACCATACACGGAAGAAACCGTGATGGAAGATCTAAATCATTTATCGCTGCATCGACATCTTGTATTCGAGTCCAACGATACGAAATAAATTTATCCGTAGAATTTTCAGGAGTAGGCCAAAGATACACAGTAGGCGTGATTGTTCGCTCTACGTAAAATTGGCTTGGTCTACCTTTTGTAGTTTTAGTAGGAATACCAAGAAACTCATTACGGTCAATACGGGTTATTTGCAGATCTGTATCCGTTCCGCTTTCATCCCTTCGGATAACCGCGTCAAGAATATCTATGTCATACGCATTTAATGCATATGAATTCGTCCCTTCTACAAGAGAAGTGATAACTTGGGTAACTTCCCAAAGTTGTATTCCTCGATTAGACCAATCAGCAAATATCAGATTTAAGGATCGACGCGCTGCAAGCGCGTCATACCCTGTTCGAAGCTCTAAGCCTGCAACCTCAAAGGCTTCCTCAATTGCCGTAGCCGCATCAAGACTAAACGTTCTAGTTCCAGATGTAGCCATAAATCAACCGTAGTGCTTTAATAAATCAAGAACAATTACATACGTATCTAAATTAGCCGCCCCTATGGTTGTTAAGAGAATATCCCCAGTTTTTCCAGAACCAGAGGTGTTCTGTATTCCACCAAAGTTGCTAAAATCCATATGCCCATTACTTGATTCTGCTAGTGCTAATGCAATAGTGTTCGTAGTTGCATCCCAAAATAACTGTACTTGGGTAAAACCAGTTACAGAATGATGGACCTTGTCAATAGTTACACCACTGCAGGCAGTTCCGTCAGCTCTAGCATTTAGCGCACTAACATCTACTTTATTGACGGCACTTTCTCCTGTGCCATCGCTTAAGCTCGTTATCTGAATTAATGCTCTATGAGTCCCATCTAAGATGGTCGTACTTGTTACAGCATCAGCCATTAATCACCCCCAATTACGCATCTGCAAACGGTGTGGCGAGTGTACCAGAACCTAGGATAATACCTTCAACAGCGTACTTAGCAGAAGCAATAGCCGTGACGCGAACAATACTTCCAGCAATACCGCCTGTGGTTGTACCATTCATAGTAATTACATCATTACTTGCACCAGAAATGAACGTCTTACCCGTTGCATTAGTCACCCCAGTATAAGTACCCCCAACGAACTTATCAGTGCCGTCCGTTAGAATATCCATGTCTGTTGCCGCAGTTACGACAATAAAAGTAAACGATGCACCAATATTATTAAGCTGTCCTGGATCTGTAGAATCAGCTGGGGTAG